CGACGAGCACCTTCGCGCCGGGGGGCGGCCGGAACTGCCGCCGCTCGAACCCAACCTTGACGGCTTCGAACAGGTCGTGGAACAGATCCGCAACCACCTGCCGAACGCCAAGACGACAGCCCAGCGCGACGCGGAAATCCTCAACAACGAACACGCCATTCGGCGGTGGATGGAGGGCGCATGAAAGACGTCATTGCCTGGTGCGTGTATGACCCCGATACCTTCGAGCTGGTGCTGATCTGCCATAGCCGGTCGGAAGCCCGTCGCATCGCTGCCGAGTGCAGCGGTGGTGTGGCGGTGATTCGGAAGTCGCATTGATGAGCCGCTTCCAATCCCGCCTTGATGGTGAATACCGCCAGTGCCCACGTTGCGAACGCCTGGGCTATGGCCCCGATGCCTGGCACCCGGCCACATCCGATTTCTTCCCCATGCTGCACGGGCGCGTGTCCTTCGCGCGTTGCCGAGCCTGCCTGACCGAAGTCACGTCGCGGCGCTATGGCGTCGTCCCGTCGCAGGAGGCAATGGCGGCATGACATTCCCTTTCGACTTCAATCCCATCGAGCGCGCGATCTGGGCGCAGACGTGGCTGGCGCTGCGGGCGTTCCGTCCGGATCGTCAGGGCGGTGCGGCATGACTGCCTACTACAACGAAATCGACCCCTACTGCGCCGCTTGGCTGCAGAACCTCATGGACGCCGGCCACATCGCGCCGGGCGTCATCGACACACGGAGCATCGAGGATGTCCGACCCGACGAACTCGCCGGATATACCCAGTGCCACTTCTTCGCTGGTATCGGCGTCTGGAGCCTCGCACTTCGTTCTGCCGGATGGCCGGACAGTCGACGAGCATGGACTGGCAGCTGCCCTTGCCAGCCTTTCAGCGCGGCAGGTAAAGGCGCTGGGTTTGCAGACGAGCGGCATCTATGGCCCGCCTGGCAGCACCTCATCGCGCAGTGCCGACCTCCAGTCATCTTTGGAGAGCAGGTTGCGAGCAAGGCTGTCGATCCTTGGATCGACCTTGTACACGCTGACATGGAAGGCATGGGTTACGCCTTCGGGTGTGTCCCGTTTCCGTCTGCGGGCGTCGGTGCGCCGCACATCCGAGACCGCAGCTACTGGGTTGGAGTCGGCCTGGCCGACTCCAACCACGCGAGACTGGAAGGACGGCAGCTTTCAGTCGAATGTGCCGATGAACTCCCTACTGGGCCGCGTGGCATGGCTGGCAGGTTGGCCGACGCCGATGGCGGGAACTCCTGCGCAGAACGGGAACAACGCAGCGGGGAACAACGACAGCAGCCGAAAGACGGTGGAGTTGGCCGGCTGGGGAACACCCCTATCGCAGCATACCAACGGAACGCCGGAAGCATTCCTGGAGCGCAAGCGGAAATCGGTGGCGCGCGGAGCTCAGATGGGAATCAGCATGTCGGACTTGAACATGCAGGCGCAGGCATTCTGCGGCTGGCCGACGCCAACGGCATCGCTGGCGGACAAGGGTGTGCGCTCGACGCAGGGCGGGATCGTGGAAGCGATGCGGAATCACGGGCCGGACTTGGCGGCAGTGGCTTGCCTCACGGCTACCAGTCCGGCCCGACTAACGGTCTTTGGCGAGCTGCTGATTGGCTCTGCTGCACAGATGGCAAGTGGCGGCCAGTTGAACCCGGCACATTCCCGCTGGCTCATGGGGCTTCCAGCCGCGTGGGACGACTGCGCGCCTACGGCAACGCGATCAACGCCCAAGCAGCGAAAGCCTTCGTCGAAAGCTACTGCGAAGCCCGAGGGTTGATCGAGCAGAGGGCTGCCGCATGAACGACGCCTATCGCCAGTTCCTTGAGTCGAAGGTTGCCGTTGCGCCACGTCTCGGCTTCGACGTCGCCGACAGCGAGATCCATCCGATCCTGAAGCCGCACCAGCGTGCCATCGTTCGATGGATGATCGCTGGCGGTCGCCGCGCCTGCTTCGCCAGGTTCGGCCTGGGCAAGACTGTGATCCAGATCGAGGCTGTGCGGATCACGATCGCGCATGCCGGCGGTATGGGTCTGATCGTCGCGCCGCTCGGCGTCCGTGGCGAATTCATGCACGACGCCGCGATGCTCGGCGTGCCACTGACCTTCATCCGCCGTATCGAAGAGGCGACCGATCCGAACGGCCTCTACATCACTAACTACGAAACGGTGCGGGACGGCAAGCTCGACCCGCGCGTGTTCACCTGCGCCAGCCTGGACGAGGCGAGCTGCCTGCGAGGCTTCGGCGGCACGAAGACATTCCGGCAGTTCATGGCGCTGTTTGCCGGCGACGATCGCGCGGCCGGCGTGCGCAGCGAAGGCGTACCGTATCGCTACGTCGCCACCGCGACGCCGAGCCCGAACGAATACATCGAGCTTCTGGCGTACTCGGCCTATCTCGACGTGATGGATGTTGGCCAAGCCAAGACCCGGTTCTTCAAGCGCAACTCGGAGAAGGCAGACCAGCTGACGATCCACGCGCACAAGGAGGCCGAATTCTGGCTCTGGATCGCGTCGTGGGCAATCTTCGTGCAGACGCCGTCCGACCTGTCGGCGGACTTTTCCGACGAAGGCTATTCGCTGCCTCCGCTCAATGTCATCTGGCACGAAATCCCGACCGACCACAGGAACGCCGGCACCGAAAAGGACGGGCAGGGCAAGCTGTTCTGCAACGCGGCACTCGGCGTGATGGATGCGTCGAAGGAGAAGCGCAACAGCCTTGAACCACGCGTGGCATGCCTCTCTGACATCGTGCGCGAAGGTGGCCACGGCACCACGGATCAGGTCGTTATCTGGTGCGACTTGAACGATGAACAGGACGCGATCGAACACGCACTGAAGGCACAGAGTGTGGCGGTGTCGTCACTGCGCGGGAGCATGGATATCGACCACCGCGAGGCGGAAGTGTCGGCGTGGAAGGAACGCCAGACCACCGCCTTCCTGTCGAAGCCGGTGATGTACGGCGCCGGGGTCAACCTGCAGCAAGCGCACACGATGATCTTCGCCGGCATCGGCTTCAAGGCACAGGACATCCTGCAGGCCATACACCGGATCTGGCGCTTCCTGCAGGCGCATCCCTGTGACGTGCACTTCATCTACACCGAGGCCGAACGCGACATCCGTCGCCAGTTCGAGCGGAAGTGGGAACAACACAACACGATGGTGGGGAAGATGACAGACATCATCCGCGAGTTCGGTCTCGCGCATGCCGCCTCGGCCGCGGCGCTGGCGCGCTCGCTGGGCGTGGAGCGCGTTGAGGCCTCGGGCGAGAACTACCGGTGCATCAACAACGATTGCGTCGAAGAGACGCGCACGATGGACGCTGACAGCGTCGACCTGATCGTGACGTCTATCCCGTTCGCCACGCAGTACGAGTACACGCCGAGCTACAACGACTTCGGGCACACCGACGACAACGCGCACTTCTGGGCGCAGATGGACTTTCTGATCCCGAACCTGCTGCGCGTACTGAAGCCTGGCCGCGTCGCCTGCATCCATGTGAAAGACCGCATCACGCCCGGCGGTGTGAACGGCCTTGGCTTCCAGACCGTGCAGCCGTTCTCCGACGAGTGCGTGGCCGCGTTCCAGAAGCACGGCTTCGCCTTCCTGTCGCGCGTGACCGTGGTGACGGACGTCGTGCGCGAGAACAACCAGACCTACCGGCTGGGCTGGACCGAGCAATGCAAGGACGGCTCGCGCATGGGCAACGGCATGCCGGAGTACGTGCTGAAGTTCCGCAAGCCGCCAACGGACCGAAGCAATGGCTACGCGGACGTGCCGATCGCGAAGGACAAGGCCGACTACACGCGGGCGCGCTGGCAGTACGACGCGCACGGCCTGTGGCGTTCCAGCGGGAACCGTCCGCTGACCCCGGACGAACTCGAAGGCCTCGACCAGGCCGCGATCTTCAAGCTGTTCCGTAAGCACTCGCTCAGCAACGTCTACGACTTCCGGCATGACGTACGGATCGCCGAGGGCGTCGACAAGTCTGGCTGGTTGCCCACGACGTTCATGCTGCTGCAGCCGCAGTCGTGGCACCCGGAGGTGTGGACCGACATCACGCGCATGCGCACGCTCAACGGCGCGCAGGCGGCGAAGGGCAAGGAAATGCACCTATGCCCGCTGCAGTTCGACATCGTCGACCGGTGCATCGAACAGCACAGCATGCCCGGCGAGACCGTACTGGATCCGTTCGGCGGCCTGATGACTGTGCCGTACTGCGCGATCAAGCTGGGGCGCAAAGGCGTCGGTATCGAACTGAACAACCGCTACTACCTCGACGGCGCTGCGTACTGCGCGGCCGCTGAGCGCGACATGTCGATGCCCAGCCTGTTCGACACGCTGCCCGAGGATATGGCGGCATGACAACTGAGCTTGCAAAGCGTTTCTGGAGGATAGGCCAGACGTGAGTACGACAGTCATGGCAGCGTGTTGGCCACTGCAGATGCCGCCCACGCAAAAGGCGGTGCTGGTATCCCTGGCTGACAACGCAAACGACACAGGCCACTGCTGGCCGTCGATCAACAAGATCGCCGAGCGTACATGTTTTGGCCGGACTGCCGTGATGGCGGCGATTGCATGGCTCGAAGAAAACGGAGCGATAACCGCTGACCGATCCAACGGTCGGCACACCTCCTACATGGTCACTCCGTCGACTTACAACCAGTCCGTTTCCCGGACTGGTCCGGCAGAACAACCGGTCCGGCAGGCGGACTGCACCAGTCCGGCAGGCGGACTGCACCAGTCCGTTTCCCGGACCGCACCAGTCCGGCAGGCGGACTCTAACCGTAAAGAACCATCACGAACCGCCAAGAGCAACCGTCATATACCCGCGACATCCGTTTACGATTTTTCGACATGGCCAGATGAACCCGACCCGGGAACGTTCGCCGATTGGTTGGCCATGCGGAAACAAAAGCGAGCACCAGTGACAGGCACGGTGATCCGCGGCATGGGAAAGCAACTGCACATCGCTGCAGGTATGGGCTGGTCGGTAGACGAATGCCTCACCGAGTGCGCGGTGAGGAATTGGCAGGGGCTACGCGCCGAATGGCTCGAATCGAAGGTGCAAAAACGAGATGGACCACTGTGTGGCGTTCCCGGGAAAACCGTGCAATCACTGCAGAACCTTGAGGCGATGAAAAATGGATCAGACATGGATCCGCAACGAGATAGCGACCGGCTTCCAGAAGCTCGTCACGCTCAGCTTGGATCGCCAGCCGGCGGCTGAAGTCATCCCCGGCACCGTGATGACATGGCTGGAAGTGATCACGGCAGGTCGTGAATTCACACCTGAGCGTGACCGCGAGCGTTTCCGATATGCATTCCGCACGTTGGCTGGGCGCTGCACACACTGGCCAGCACCGCGCGAGTTTCTGGACGCGCTGCCATCTCTGCCGGGCGCGCCGAAAGTGCTTCGCCTCGACAGCGACGACAACAAGCGCCGCGGCATGCAAGCGCTGAACGAGATTGCCGAGCGCATGGGGTGGATCGACGCCGATGGCGATGCGAATCCGAACAGCCTCGCCGACTGCCTGAAAACCAAGCCGGTGAAACCGTACACGGAGGTCGACGATGACTCCGTTGCGTGAGCGTGTCGTGGGTGCATTACGACTGCAGCCGATGTCGATTAACCAGGTTGCTCGGTGCCTGTCCGTTTCCGCGGAAACGGCTCGCGAGTCGTTGCATCGCCTTGAGCGCCGCGGCGTAGTGCGCGTGCATGGGTGGGTGCAGGCCAAGCGCGGGAAGGCCATGTCGTTCGAGGTGTGGCAGTGAAAGCCATCAATCCCTACCGTCGCCCGACCCGCCTACCGCGCAGCATCGGCAGCGCCGCCACGTCGACCGGCGCCGACGATGCCGTGATCGTGCTGAGCGAGCGCCTTCACGACAAAGGCCCGCACCTGGTGCTGGTGTCGCCCAACGGCGACGTCTACCCGATTCCGTATCTGGACTACCGCGCGGAGTTGTTGTGGGAAGCGCATCCCGCATGGGTAGTCGGCACCTTCAACACGCAGGCGAAGCTGACCGACATCGCGGACGCGCTGGTGCATACGTGGCGCGAGCAGCAACAGGAGGTCGTATGACGCCGCTGGGCCATATTCGTCGATGAGCACGGCCGAGGAACGCCGCTGGTTCAAGGCAGTAGCCGAGCTGTCGACCTGTTGCTTGTGCGGCGCCTACGGCGTCCAGGTTGCGCACAGCAACGTTGATCGCGGCATGGGCCAGAAATCCGCGCCGTGGAACACGGCAGCCCTGTGTCCAGCATGCCATCACGAGATCGACAACGGCCGCCTGCTCAGCCGCGAAGAGCGCCGGTCACGCATGGATCTGGCGATCAAGCGCACGCATGACCGGCTGATCAGCGCCGGAAGACTGAAGCTGGTATGACGTTAGCCCGCCATCGCCTGCACGGCAGCCCTGGCCAAGAACCCGCTACGGGTTTCGCCATGCTTGGCCGCGTAGTCGTCGATCGTGCCGACGAGGCGTTCCGGCAGCGTGATGTTGAGCCGTACCGCCTTGCCGTTGATCTTGCTGATGTCCACGGTCACGACGAACCAGGTCCAGCCCTTGTACGCCTTGGCGCGGGTCAGAGCGGCAAGGTCGGACGGTTCCGGAAACGCCTCACCGCGCTCCGCGTAATCCTCCAGGCCAAGCAGGATCGCGTCTTCGGCGTTGGCGATGGCTTCGTCCAGCGTGTCGCCGGCGGAGAACACGCCCGGGAGATCGGGCACAGCGACGCCGTAGGCGGTCTTGTCATTGCCCATTTCGATGGCGATGGGATAGCGCATGGTCTTCTTGCCTCTCTTCGGTATTTCTTGACTGTGTTGCCGAGGTTTCACACCCCGGCTTGCTTTCTGATCGCGGCCACGAGGCCTTTGCCGAGGTCTTTCTTCGGGTGCGGGACGATCACGGTCACACCCATGTCGTTGCGCAGCTTGTGGTGGCTGCCGCGCACGCTGATGACAGCGAAACCGTGGGACTTCAGGAGTTTGATGAGGTCTGCGCTGTTCATGATGTGCATTATACACATTTTTACAGAAATGTACACATCAATACACATTATTTTTCAGAGGCCGGCATGAGCGACGGCGTCTACAGCCGACCGGAACGTGCTGCAGAGTTCGCGATCGCTCGCCGGCATCTCGCCGAAGTCTACCGCGACCCCTGCGCGCATTGCGTGCATCGCGAGATGACGTTTGGCAAGGCGATCTGCCCGACCTACGGCCGCACATTTCCCCGTTGCACCAGCACACCGGGGCTGCAATTCGCACCTGATCACACCACCTTTCGGAGCAAGCCATGACGACGACAAACGAACTCTTCGGCAAGGATCGCCCCATGCTGATGGAGCGCTTGGGCCGATTGCTCGGATCGTCCACGTTCACCACGCCTAATTCGGGGGGCGGCACGCCATTCAGTTCACGCAAGCTGACGGCGGAAGCCGAGATGTTGCTGGCGCTGAAGCTGGCACAGACGCATGCCGGCGACGTCGGCCCCTGGCTGGTGTACTCGATCGCGCTGCAGATCGACGACCGCCAGCGCGAGATCGTGCAATGGCTCGCCGGCAAGTTGGAATGCGGCACGGGCATTCTCGGCAAGCGCAATGCGCCGAGGCTGCTGATCACTGCGCACGCCGCGTACCAGCTGGCTGTGCATGGCCTGGAGCCGAAGCGGCCGAAGACGCGGCCGGCGGACTATATCGCCCTGGTGAACATCGGCGCCGGCTGGCTCTGGATGAAATGCGAGAGCGCGATCGACCGGGCGGAGTTTGCCAATGGCCGACCACGGCACCGAATGAATGCCGCGGAGACCGCTTGACGTCAAGAGGGTAATCGACTAGATTTCGTTATAGGCGAAGTTGCCACCAACGCCGACAAACACCCAAAACCCGACCAGAAATGGCCGGGTTTTTGCGTTTCAGCTTGCCGCCTCGCTTCATTGGGACAAACGCCGGACAAAGGCCACTGGCGGCGATCCGGCGCGGCATTCATCCATTCGACCCGCCGCGCGCGGGGCAACTTGCACGCGGAGACAGCGATGGTCGAATCAGTGGATCGCGATCTGGGACGCCTCGAAGAAAAAGCTGCATCGACAGAGCGTCGGTTGCAGGTGATCGAGGCTCAGTTGGCCGAGGTGTTGGAGACGCTGCAGCACGCGCGCGGTGGCTGGCGAATGCTGATGGTAGTTGGTGGGGCATGCGCAGCCATCGGCTCAGCGATCACTGCGGTCTGGGCTGGCATGTCGGGGAAGCACTGATGCCCGCGTTCGACGACGCGTTTGCGCAGCTGATCGACAACGAAAAAGGCTACAGCAACAACCCTGCGGATCCTGGCGGGGAAACCATGTGGGGTATCACCGCCCGCGTGGCACGCAAGCATGGGTACGCCGGCGCGATGCGCGAGCTGCCGTTGAGCTTTGCTCGAGCGATCGCCAAAGCCGAATACTGGGACCCGTACCGATGCGACGACATGCCGGCGCAGGTGGCGTTCCAGGTGCTGGATGCTGCCTACAACGGCGGTCACCCTGCACAGTGGCTGCAGCAGGCGGTGAGCGCCACGGTCGATGGGGACATCGGCCCCAAGACCCTGACGAAGGTCAACGCCGTCGATCCCGACGATATCTGCCTCCGGTTCGACGCCTATCGGCTGCAATACCTGACCGACCTTCCGACCTGGCCGACCTTCGGACGCGGCTGGGCCCGCCGCATTGCGGCAAACCTGTTGAGGGCAGCGCAATGAGCATCACGGGATTGGGCGAAGTCGCCGACCTCGCCGGCACCATCGTGAACAAGATCTGGCCGGACGCCTCGCAGGCGCAGAAAGATGCGCTCGCGTTCCAGCTCGCTCAGATGCAGGCGCAGAGCGCCGCCGATGTAGCGCAAACCTCTGTCAATCAGGCGGAGGCAGGCAACTCGAGCGTGTTCGTCGCTGGCTGGCGACCTTTCATCGGGTGGGTTTGCGGAGGCGCCTTTGCCTGGACGTTCGTGCTCGGCCCGATGGTGAGCTATGCCGCCAAGCTCGCCGGCATCACCGTGGCGTTGCCCGTGTTGGACCTGTCTGAGCTCACGCCGGTGCTGCTGGGCATGCTTGGCCTGGGCGCCATGCGCACGGTGGAGAAGGTCAACGGCATCAAGGCTGGCCACTGACATGGCCATTGCTGTCTGCATCGTCTACGTGCTGATCGTGGCGGTCCTCGTCGCGTGGTTGCTGTACGAGTTGCGTGAGGATAGCAAGCCACCGCAGAAGCCGACTGTACCGGCTC